CTATGAGGATTGCAAGGCGGACCTCGCAAACTACTGGCCGCTGTTGCGCCAGGGTGGGATTCTGTTCGGCGATGACTACCAGGCGTGGCCCGGAGTGACGCGCGCGGTGGATGAGTTCTGCGATGCGCACGGGTTGCACCGTGTGGCGGTGCGCCGCTCGGGCAAGTTCGCCTTCGGCAAGGGGCGCGGGGTGGGGGGCATCGAGTGAAGTACTACTGCATCACGCTCTCCGAGACCCCGGAGCGCACCGAGCACGCGCGCGCGCAGGCCGCGAAGGCCGGCATCGAGTTGGATTTCATCTACGGCATCTTCGGGAAGACGATGCAGGTGAAGTCCGAGATTCCGATGCACTCGGACTACTTCGTGACCCGCGGCGCGACGTGCCTGGTCTTGTCGTGGCACATCGCGTGGCAGATTGCGTGGCGCGAGGGGCATGAGGAGTTCGTGATCTTCGAGGACGACTTCATCCTGCCGGACAACTTCGCCGAGCGCTGGGCTGCGATACGCGCCGAGGTGCCGGAGTGGTGCGACCTTGTGTACTTGAACTCGTGCTGCACGGACCAGAAGCCGGCGAAGAAGGAATCGGCGAACCTGTGGGACATCAAGTACCCGCTGTGCACGGCCGCCATCTGGCACCGCCGGCGCGCGATCCCGACCCTGCAGATGTACACGAAACCCGCAAACACGCCGGTGGACATCCTGCTTGAGTGGTACGCGCTGCCGCACCTGCGGGTGCTGACGGCGGTCCCGCCATTGGTCTCCCAGGCAACGCAAGATCTTGCGGTGCCGATGCCCTCGACCATCCACATGTGAGGTATCCGTGAATGCTAAAGCCAAGCGACGTGGCGCGGTTCCAGCGCCGGCTCGACAAGAAGGGCCCCGAGAAGCCGGAGCCGCCGAAGGGTGGCGGGAAGGGTGCGCCGCCGCCGCCCTCCGGGAAGAAGGCGGCCTGATACTCGGCGAGCGGCTGCCGGCGGGGCGCTTCGTGCGCCTCGAGGTGCCGTGCGCGCCGATGCTGCCGTGTAACCCGTCGGTGGCGGTCGGCCCGGGCGGGGAGCTGCGGTGCCTCATCCGCGCCGTGAACTACGAGCTCGGCGAGACGGACGGGATCTGGTTCCGTGACGACCCGGGGCCGGATACGGTCAACTACATCGCCGACATCGGCGACGATCTGGCGCTCGGCCGGGTCGAGCGCGTGGACGATGCCTCGCAGCGGATCTCGCGGCTGCCGTGCCGGGACGGGCTCGAGGACGGGCGGCTGTTCTGGTACCGCGGCCGGTGGCGCTTCACGGCCTCTGGGCTGCACCATGGCCCCCGGGTACGCACGACGATGGCGCTCTGCGCCTTGGACGGGTGTCTGGTCGATGAGCTCGAGTTCCTGCATAGCCCGCACGCGCGGGAGATGGAGAAGAACTGGATGCCGCGCGTAGATGGCGATCGGCTTTCGTTCGTGTACACACATCATCCGGCCGAGTCGTACCAGTTTCTTCCGGCGCGGGAGAAACTCTGCTTCGAGTCGTCCATCGGCTTGCAGGGCTGGTCCGGCGGTTCGCAGATCATCCGCCACGGCGACGCCTGGGTCGGGGTGGTACACCAGCGGCGCAAGGAGCGCGGGCGGGTGTACTACGCGCACCGGCTGGTGCGCTACGACGACAAGCTGATGCCGGCGCACGCCGGGCGGGAGTTCTACTTTCGAGGCGTGCAGGTTGAGTTCTGCGCCGGGCTTGCGGAGCACGGCGGCGGCTTCGTGCTCTCGTTCGGGGTGAAGGACCGGGAGGCGTGGCTGGTGCGGCTGACGCCTGCGGAGGTTGGCGCCCTTTTGGCCTGACAATGGGAATAGGCTAGAACCGGCACGGGTGGCGATTCCATGTATGGCGAAAACGGGTCGATGATCGAGCAGAGCGAGGAGGCCGTCGGGGCGCTTGAGCCGATGGACGATGCCGACCTCGAGGCGTTGGTCGGCGGCGAGCTGACGGACGCCACCTCGTTCATCGACGCGGAGTTGTCCCCGGTCCGCGCGCGCGCCATCCAGTACTACCGCGGCGAGCCCTTCGGCAACGAGGAGGAGGGGCGCTCGCAGGTCGTCTCGACCGACGTTCGGGACACCATCAACGGCATCATCCCGTCGTTGATGAAGGTCTTCTTCGGCTCGAAGAAGATCGTGCAGTTCGCGCCGCGCAACCCCGAGGACGTGGCGTCTGCCGAGCAGGCGACCGACTACATCAACCACATCTTCCAGAACGACAACAACGGTTTCTTGATCTGTCACTCGGTCTTCAAGGACGCGCTACGCGGCGCGCTTGGGATTGCGAAGTACGTCTGGGAGGAGAAGGTCGAGGTCAAGACCGAGTACTTCACCGGCCTGGACGATGCAGCGCTGACGGTGCTGCTCTCGGAGCCGGACGTGGTGGGGAGCGCCATCTCGTCGATGGATGACCCTTCGTACCAGCCGCCGGTGGACCCGATGACGGGTGCGCCTGTGGTGGACCCTGCGACGGGCCTGCCGCCGCCGGCGCCGCAGATCTACTCGGTCGAGCTCAAGCGCGAGTCCAAGAATGGCCGGGTGCGCATCGAGGCCATCCCGCCCGAGGAGTTCCTGATCGACCGCCGCGCGCGCTCTGTCGAGGATGCGACGCTGGTCGCGCACCGGCGCATGATGCGCGTCTCTGACCTTGTGGCGCTCGGCTACGACAAGGATGAGGTCGAGGCGCAGATGGGCGCCTATGAGCTCGACACGAACGACGAGTACTTGGCGCGCAACCCGTATGCGCAGTCCTATGGCCCGGGCGGCACGCAGGACGACAAGCGGGTGCTCTACTGCGAGGCGTACATCCGGGTCGACTACGACCGGGACGGCATCTCGGAGCTGCGCAAGATCTGCACCATCGGCCCGGGCTACAAGATGGTGATGAACGAGCCTTGCTCGCACTCGCCGTTCGCGCTTTTCTGCCCGGACCCGGAGCCGCACGCGCTCATCGGGCTTTCGATGTTCGACATGACGGCCGACTTGCAGAAGATCAAGTCGGCGATCATGCGCAACATGCTTGACTCGCTGTCGCTTGCCATCCACCCGCGGGTGGGCGTGGTCGAGGGGCAGGTCAACATGGACGACGTGCTGAACACCGAGGTGGGCGGCGTCATCCGTATGCGTCAGGCCGGGGCGGTGCAGCCGTTCGCCGTGCCGTTCGTCGGTCAGGCCGCCTTCCCGATGCTGGGGTATCTCGACGAGGTACGCGAGAACCGCACGGGCATGAGCAAGGCTGCGATGGGCCTCGAGGCCGACGCACTCCAGAGCACCACCCGCGCGGCGGTCGCCGCGACGGTAAGCGCAGCGCAGCAGCATCTTGAGCTGATCGCCCGGATTTTCGCCGAAACCGGGATGCGCGCCCTGTTCAGGGGCATTCTCAAGCTCGTCGTAGAAAATCAGGACCGAGCGCGGGTGGTGCGCCTTCGCAATCAGTGGGTGCCGATCGACCCTCGTTCGTGGAACGCCGACATGGACGTCGAGATCGACGTCGCCCTTGGCGGTGGCACGGAGGAGCAGCAGGTCTCGGTGCTGACCGCCATCGCCCAGAAGCAGGAGCAGATCCTGCAGACGATGGGGCCGCAGAACCCGCTCGTGACGCCGCAGCAGTACCGGAACACGCTCGCGCGACTGGTGCAGGTCTCCGGCTTCAAGAACGCCGACGAGTTCTTCTCGAACCCGGCGATGATGCCGCCGCAGCCGCCCCCGCCGCCCCCGCCGCCTGACCCGGCGATGATTCTGGCCGAGGTGGAGCGCCAGAAGATCATGGCGGACATCCAGAACAAGCAGGCCGAGCTCGAGCTCAAGCGCCAGCAGATGCTTCTTGAGGATGACCGCGCGCGCGACAAGCAGGAGGCGGAGATGATGCTTCGCGCCTACGAGATCCAGTTGAAGAGCGGCACGGCGGTGGACGTCGAGAGCATCAAGGTGATGATGGCCGAGCCTCGCACGGCGAGCCCGAGCGTGCAGCGTCCGGTCATGCCGGAGATTGTCCCGTTCGAGCCGCCGCCGGTTGCGCCCATGGCGCCGCCGGTTGGGTGATGGACGATGCAGGAGCTGATTGTCCCGGCGCCGCCGAATCCGAATCTGGCGCCGCAGGCATACTTCCCGCAGTACCATAACCAGCTCAACAACCAGTTGAGGCTCTACCTCAACACCTTGGCGAGCAACCAGCGCGAGATCGTCGAATTCATCAACAGCCTGACCAACTTGAACCTACTCAGCAAAAACAACTTCGACGCATTCGGGCGCCTTCGCGTCTCGCAGCCGTTCACGCTGTTTGACAGCCAGAACCGCTACGCGGCGGACCCGTCTTTCGATACGTCTCTGACCGGCTCTGGAACCTCGACGTTCCTCACCAACGAGTCGGCGGTAAGCCTCGCCGTGACCACGGCATCCGGCGACAAGGTGGTTCGGCAGACGAAGCGGTGCTTCCCCTATCAGCCTGGGAAGAGCCTGTCATTCCTGATGACGTTTGTGATGGCCGCCGGAAAGGCGAACCTGCGCCAGCGCGTGGGGTACTTCGATTCGAACAATGGGTTGTTTCTGCAGCGCAGCGGGACTGAGCTCTCGTTCATCATCCGCAGCTACACCGGCGGATCTGTCGACGACACCCGAAAGGTGGTCCAGTCTGCATGGAACGGCGACCCGTTGGACGGCAGCGGCGCTAGCGGCATCACGCTTGACACCACGAAAGCGCAGATACTTTTCGCGGACTTCGAGTGGCTTGGCGTGGGGTCGGTGCGTGTCGGGTTCGTCATCGACGGCCAGTACATCACGGCGCACACGTTCGACAACGCCAACGAGGTGACATCGGTCTATATGCAGACCGCGACGCTGCCGCTGCGAATCGAGATCGAGAACACGGCCGCGACCGCGAGCAGTTCGAGCATGAAGCAGATATGCTCGACGGTGATCTCTGAGGGCGGCTACGAGCAGACCTCCATCGAGCGCGTGGC